ATATATTCCAAATTAATTAAAATATCACCCATAATTACTCCTCAGTATCTATGGATTTTAGTTCCTTAAATAACCCTTTTACTATTACATAGTATTTGGTAAAAAGCTCTCCTGTCAAAGGAAGAAGCTTCGCATTAACCTCCATATTGTATACAGAGAAGTTATTCCTATCCTGAATGATCATATAGTTATCTACGAATAAAATACCTTTTTCTGTTTTTTCTGAAAAGGCCAGAATTGGGAATGTTGCGGAAACTCCGAACATCATAACCTTATCTTTGTTTTCATCTATAATATTAGCACCATCTACACTCCAGTTAAGTTCTGTCAGGGTTTCATCCAGTGTTTTTAGGGTACCCTCTCCTTTAATTACAGCTTCAAGAGCAGGGCGGGTATCCTCTATATCCGTAGGCTCAAATAGTATAGTCTCCTCTTCGTCTGTCTCCAGTACCGTATACAGGGTAACAACAAAATCAAAATCTGGTTTACTCCACGTTTCTAAGTCTTCGGATAACGAAGCCCCTCTTAAATAAAACTCCTCTGTATTAATATTAAACCTAGTTTTCAAAACCTCTAGAAAGCTCTTATCTGTACACTTCACTCTGTAAATCATATTATTCTCCTCTCACGTGTGGTTTTAAATATAGTATTATAGTATTATGTTTATCTATATCTATTTTTTCTATCACATCTACCTGTTCGTCTTCTTGCTTTATAAGATCTCCAACAACTAGATCTTTAATTTCTTTTTCTACCCATAATTGAGATAGTGTATCAAATACCGTCAATGTTTACCTCCTTTATTTCATTAAAATTACGGCGTGGAGACCCCAACTTCTTTAAGTTGGGGAGGAAACGCCTTCCCTCCTTTCCCATAGTAATGTTTTTCTTTTACTTAATAATTTTAAGTCTTTGTGGTTTGCAGACCTATGAATTACTGTTCCATCAAGTTTTCGTAAATCAAAATAGCCTGTTGTTCTTCTTCCAAATACAAAACATTCTTGCCCTTTGTATTTTACTTTGTCAAATAACCTAAAACCTTTTACTAAATAAGGAGCTTGATTTAATTTTCTTATGCCACCTTTTAATGTTTTAGCTTTGTGTATTTGTCTGTTATGCTTTCTTACTTGTTTGATATAATACCAATAATCTAATTGTTTTGCTTTTGGATTACCGCTAATACACAAAGCATCTATTCTGTGTGATTTGGGTAACTTATGAGTGATTCTGGTGTTTTTTGTTATATATCCATAAGTTAATTCTACATTTGGATAGATATTTTTAAATCTGTTATAAAACGTCCGTCTCATAATACCCATAAATGCAGTATCTTTAAAACTTTGCCCTCTTTTTAATTTAACATTCAGTTCTCCTTTATGATATTTGTTGTGGCAGGTCTCACACAAAGTTATGAGGTTGTTAGGTGCATTTCCACCTGTTTGCCTACTTTCTATATGATGAACATTTAACCTGTTGTCTTTGCTCTTACCTTTACAAATTTGACAAGTATGATTATCTCTCCAAAGAACATATTCTCTTACATTCCAAAATCCTAACTGTTCACCTTGTTGATATTCTACGCCTTCTATATTAGGATTTTTAATCTTTTGTATATCAAAGGAAGCTACTTCTGTAATTATTTTAGTTATAGGCAATATCTTATGAACTTTTTCTACTATTTTCAAATGTGTTTGTATTTTGTTTTCAATAGAAGGTGCTAACCAACCTTTATTTTTACTTCGTACTCTATTTGAAAATTGCGGCTTTCTATATCTTGTTTTTCTATATCTCCTGCTTCTACGATACTGCCTACGTTCTGATAATAATTGCACTATATCGTTTCTTAATTCTACTTCTGCTGAAAATAGCTCTTGCTTTTCTGTTGTAGCAGACACTCCAATAAATTTACTTCCTGCATCTATACCTAATGTAATAGGCTGTTTGTATCCACTACTACCATAAATAAGTTGAATTGTGAATGGTTCTCTTTGTGTTATTTTTGCTTTGCCTTGCTTTAAAAGTTTTCTGGCTTTTGATGGTTTACAAGGCATTAAAGGCTTACCATGCTTATTTAAAACGTATACTAACATAAAGTATACCTCCTTTTGGAGTAATGTCTCCTTCCCCAATGTTATATAGGCTTTTTACACTTAACTCACTATCCCTACCTCACAGGATTGTTTAAAGTTAAGCAACAGAGCTACGAGTTAGGAGAAACGCCCGTAGGTGTTATGACCTATATAACGTAGTCCTCGAAGGACTTAGGGTAGTCAACTTGAGCTTTTACAAGCTCCACCCTCTATAGGGTGGGGTAGTTGACTAATATGCCTCCTTACCTCTGCATCAGTTTCTTTGTCTATATTTTTTCCACAGTAAGGACAATAGCGTGCTGCTGCCTGTGTCCAAATATCTGCTTCGCTTTCTCCATAACATCCTGTATAAGGCATTACAGCAAATAGTAAAAAAATTTGTTCACAATACGGACAACGGATAGTGTCAAACTCTTGCGTTAAAGAAAATGCTACTTTTCCTGTTTTTTGGTCAAAGGTGTCCATTATTACATCCCCTTTATACTATACTGCTTTACATTAGGCCATAAATCTCGTTTGCACATTAAACCTATTAGTCCATAATTACCAATATCTATCCACGTGTCTTCTATACTTTCGTTAACTGCTGTATTTCCGTTAAACATTAAGTTCTTTAGACGTTCTATTTTATCATTTAGTCTAACTAGCACCCCTATATCACCAAAATTAGATATATTTTCGGGGCCGTAGTCATACTGTTTAGCTATAAATAGCTTTAAAGCTTCAAGTTGCACGCTTAGGAAGTCTACTATTATATCAGCATGATTAGGTTTTAGACTAGACATTACGTCTGTTATCTCTTTTAGTAATGCATCTATTTTTTCCTTATTGTCCATTTTCTTCCTCCTCTTCATTAAATAATTCTGGATGTGTTTCTAAAAACGCTTCTGAAGGATCTAATAGCGTATCAAGTTTGGCTATTAACTCCATATATTGTGGTTCGTCAATTGTACTCCATATATACTCGTCCTGTAAATCTACAGTTAAAATATCAAGCTCAAGATCTTCTAAAATAATATACGTATACATTACATTTACTATCCCCTGTTTACATACAGGGCAATAAACACTTACTATGCCTCCATCTTGTTTAACAATCTCTAATTCATGACCGTGGCTACAAGAAATGTCCAGCCTACCCTTTTCATCTTCTGTGTAAACAAGCCCTGCTTTATCACAAGCCTCTTTGGTACTGATTAAAGATAGTCCGCTGTATTCATTAAAAGGTATTAACCCACTCTCTTGATTTATCTCTACCATGTTTATTTCTGGAGAGTCCTCTATTTCTTGTAAAAGAACTAATTCAAACGGAGTTGGTATACGCCAATTTTCGCCATCTTCAGATACTAATGCCCCTTTAAGATAAATACACTGTTCTGGATTGTCTTTTAATTCAAATTTATAAATCATTAATTCCCCCTAATATTTTATGTTTATAATAATTACTAAAGCAATATACAGTAAAATGAATATAATAGCTATTGATAGTACTTCTAAGTTAGAGTCAATATAGTCAAATACACTACTTACTTCAAGTAACTTAAATATAAATATTAAAAGTAGTAACATACTTACAAAAATAAATATTATATTCACAATATATCGCAGCCATTAAACATAGCTTATATACTCCTCTTTCTGAATATCTACATCCAAGTTTCCTATTTCTACTACTCTATCTAAATAATATTTATGAAGAATCTCTAACGCTCTATCTTCCCTATTTTCAAATAAATAAAATAGTGCTCTAAAATAAGACGGTAAAAATTCTATATCTTTAGCTATGGCTTTTTTTGATCTATATTTTTTAACCATATATTTAAATGATTTAAATAAAGTAAGAATATCATCATACAATACAATAAATTTATGCATTAATTCTTTATTTGGAAACCTGTCATAAGTGCCGTCAATAACTGACAATGCCATGTCCCTATACAGTGCTGTGCTTGTGTTTTTAATGTTTTTATATTGTTCTGTTTTTACTTTGTATGGCGTACCATTTTTATATACTACTACTCCTTCAAATTCTCGTCCTTTAAAACTATCAAAGTAATTATCTAATTCTTCCATTTTTTTAAAGTCGTATATTTTAGGAATCATTATATTTTTTGGTACTTTTAAAGATAAATGCTCATTAGTTACCCATACTTCATTGTCCTTATTAATAAGAGGATATGGTTTACCGTTAATATCTTGAGAAGCTATTAAATATAGCCCATAGCGTTCTGAAGGATATATTGTTTTTATAAATGATAATGGAGTAACAAGCTCAAATGTTAAGTAAATTCCTGCCCTGTAGCATTTTATTATAAACTCTTTATAGTCGTAGGTTGCTAATGATTCAGCCATTTTAACTGGTGGTGTATCAAAGCTCCATCTAGAAGAGAAGTATACCTCCCCTTCAAAGATATATGGTAGTATCATCATACCGTCTAATTTCTCTATACAATTATCAAATGACTCTATATTAGCGGGATAGTTAAACCTGTTCATAGCTCTATACAGCACAGTATATGTTTTTTTAAGCTTTATAAAAACTGACCCTCTCAAATAATTTAGAATAGGGTATTCTGTAAATTTATCCTCAATAATAGTATTATAATTTATTTTTGCAAGCTCAACATCATTTATTGTACAAGACTTAATTTTAACATAATCTATAGGAATATCCGCTAAACTAAATTGATTTGGGGAAACAGCATTATTAGGCATCTAAGTCTCCATCGGAATCAGGTACTATTTCACTAAATAAGCTCTGCACAAGAACATAGTATTTATCAAAAAGGTCTTCTGTAACTGGTAATAAATTATTATCTACTTCCATATTATATATTGAATAATTATTTTGATCTTGAATTAATAGATAATTAACTACGTATAAAAGCCCTTCCTTATATTCTTTACTAAATGCAAACACTGGAAATTGAGCAGATACACCAAACATCATTACAGGGTTATCATCCTTATCATAAACACGTTTATCTTTTAGTATCCACCCAAGGTTTTTGATAGCCTCGTTAAATGTCATTAATTCTCCTTCGCCTAAAAAAGGAGTGTGAATAGACGGTCGTGAATCTTCTACAGTAGTGGGTTCCATAGTAAGATCATTTTCGTCAACATCTGCATCTATCAAAGAGTGCAGAAGAACAATAAAACTAAAGTCAGGTTTACTCCATGTAACTAAGTCTGAAGAAAAGGACGCCCCACACATATAGAATTCGTCTGTTTCAATATTAAACCTGTCTTTAAACATAGCTTTAATGTCATTGCTCTTAGTTGTAATTTTGTATATCATGTTAATCTCCTCTCAAATATGGTTTTAGATAAACCACTATAGTATTGTTTGAATCTATGTCTATTTTTTCTACTATAGCTACTTGTTCATCGTCATGCTTTATCATATCTCCTATAGTTAAATCTTTTATTTCTCGCTCTATCCACAATTGTGATAGAGTATCAAATACTTGCATTTTATTCCTCCTTGCACTCGTCCCTAAAATGATATGCGTTTAATAGTTTTCTATAAACAAATATATTAGGGCTGTAATTAAAAAACCAGTTTACATTAGACTCTATATTATATATGTCACACAAAGCTGCAGCTACTGCTGGTGATCTGGACACTCCTGCCATGCAATGGACGTACAACACTTCAATTTTATCTTTTATTTCGTCAACAAAATCTAATATTTTTATAGCATCTTTAATACTAAATAATTTATACTTTGAATTATGTTTGTTTCTTATATAGCTTAAATCATCCTCGTCTAAAAACCCTAATCGTAAGACCCCTTTTATGTTATTACTGTATTTAAATTTTACTACTTGGTCTTCATGATCTGTAATTGATATTATAGCACACTTTCTTGTAGGCTCTAATTCTTCTGCTTGGACTTTTGACAGTACTTTTATTACCACTTATCTATTGCCTCTAGTAATACTAAAAAATGGTGTCATTACACCTTTTACTAGATACAGAATCAGCCCAAGTGATACGTACTGCAAATATGTGAATGAAAAAGTAGTATTAAATACGTAATTTACAAGATATATAAGAACAAACACAATTAAAGGCATTAATCCAAAAACAGCTAAAGCTATAAGTGCCAATGCAAATAATATGAACATTTTAAAATTGTTAAAGTTATACAT